CTGCCGGGCAATTAAACCCAAGTGGGTTTCCTACTAATTGTGTCGCAGCATATACAATGGACACCAGTGCTAATGGTCTTTTAACTACTACAGATTTAAGTACAGTTAATTACCCAGCGGGGGCAGGCTGTATTGCGCTATATGAAATGAATGGGAATTCAAATGATACTAGCGGGACATATACAGGAACAGCAAATAATATTACTTATCAATCAGGTACATTTAATGAAGCAATACAATATAGCGGAGCTAGTAGTAATATAGAAACAAACATAGCAAATTCTAATTTTACATCTAATTATTCTATATCATTTTGGGTAAACTTAGATAACGCTAATACATTTCAAAATTTTGTAGGTAACTATCAATCATCCCCATACGGAGGATTTACATTTATGAGTAGAGATGTAGGAGGTGGTATTTATAGATTTGGTTTTATATTTTGGTATCCAACAGGAGCATTATATAATTATGTAGACAATAATGATGTTGTAGCAACTTCGGGTCAGTGGGCACATTTGGTTGTTACTAAAAGTTCAGGTGCTTTACCTATATTATATGTTAATGGAACAGCAAATTCTTTAAACTATAGGAATGCTGTTACAGATCACGGGACAACCTCTGGAAACTTTAAAATAGGTAATACACTTAATACTAATTATAGCGCAGGTTTAATAGATCAGGTAAGAATATTTAATACAGCACTTACACAATCTCAAGTTACAACTTTAGCTAGAGGCATTGCTACATCATATAGCGGAGTAGCCACAAATGTAAACTTTAATGGTCATTTAGATTTTCAACCTGATTTTGTTTGGATAAAAAGTAGAACTGCAAATGCTTATCCTAATAACGTTTTACAGGATTCAGTTAGAGGCCCAAACCAATACGTAATTAGTGACTTAACAAATGCGCAGGGAACAAATGCAACTTTTGGAAGTTTTGATGCAAATGGATTTACGCTAACATCAAATAATGTAACATGGAATGGTTCAGGAAGTGATTATGTATCATGGAACTGGAAAGCTGGAGGCACGGCAGTTACTAATAATGATGGTACTATAGCAAGTCAAGTTAGTGTTAATAAAGATTCTGGATTTAGTATTGTGAAATGGACAGGAGATACAACATCAAATCCAACAGTAGGACACGGTTTAAGTCAAGAGCCTGACTTATATATAGTAAAAGAACTTGACAATGGTACTGTTAGTTGGTTAGTAGGTGGTAATAGCACTTTGTTTCCTGAAACAGGTACAACTGCAAGTTTTTTAAGGTTAAATACAACTGATGATATTGACCAAACAGGTATAGCTACATTTGGTAATAGTGGAGATAATTTAATAAAAGTAGGTGCGAGAACTAACAATGGAGAGGATTCAATCGCCTACTGTTGGCATTCAGTAGCAGGATATAGTTCTATAGGCACATATCCTGGTAATAGTTCTACTAATAAAATTACATTAGATTTTGCACCAAGTTGGATAATGATTAAATTAATTGATGTGGCAGGGGGTAATTGGTTTATATATGATAATAAAAGAAACCCTACAAATCCTGCTGACTTACAGCTTGAAGCTGACACAAGTGCAGCAGATAATGACCACGGAACTGCGTATGAATTAAATTTTTTATCTGATGGTTTTGAATTACAAGGAGCTGGTGGTGCGGTAAATTACAGTGGAAGAAATTATTTATATATGGCAATAGCTTAAAATTAAAAAAATATGAAATTACCACAAAATGGCATAGCGCGTGAAATAAGACATTATATTGGAAGTTTATTTGTATTCTTACTAATTATAGGGATAGTAGTATGGCTTGTTAAATTTCCAGTATTAGAAACAAATAAAGAAGTTGTAATGATGCTAATTGGAACTATTTCGGCTTCAATTGGTGTTGTTATTAGCACTATAACCGGTGCTAAACCTGATGATGTTAATGCATTAAAAGGAGACATAGAAAAAAAGCAATTACAAATAGATCACTTAACCAAAGCAAAAGACGATTTAGAATCTATGGTTATTAATCTTCAAAAAGAAATGCTCAGAAATCAAGATGACGTAATGGACAAGATTATATTAAAGGCAGCATTAGATTATGATGATAGAGCTGGAGCGCGAAGACAGCTAGCATTACAAAAAAAGTGTGTATGTGGCGAAGACAACTGCTCTTGTAAAGGTGAGTAATTATAAGTAATAATAAACTATAAACCTAACTAATTTTAAACCAATACCCAATGACACTATTTTACCGGACTCAATCGTGGTCTAGTCAACCACAAGTAACCGATCAAACCAAAAAACTTTGGAAGCGTTATGCTAAGAAAAAAAACTGGCGTATAACTCAACTTCCAAATGGCTATTACCAGGCTGAATGGATTGATTTTAACGATAACTGGAACGGAATAACCAGGCGAGAAACACTTGAAGGAGCAGAAAAAGCAATTGATTCTTCAATTGAACATTACAATAAAAAACTAAAGCTTGCTGAAGGACCAGTTGTTATAAAAACCTTTTAAATAAAATACTTAAATTAAATTAAATTAAATCATGTCAGACGCAATTGTCAAAAACCTCAGCTTTGGTAACGAAGCTAAGGATAAACTATTTGAAGGTATAAACAAACTCACGAAAGCCGTTAGCTCTACACTTGGAGCTAGCGGTAAACGTGTAATATTAGAAGATGGTACAGGAAAACCTGTTATTACAAAAGATGGAGTAACTGTTGCAGATTCAATTATACTATTAGACCCTATTGAAAATATGGGTGCTACGCTTTTAAAGGAAGCTGCTAGGAAAACTGTAAGAGAAGCTGGCGACGGAACGACAACGGCTACAGTGCTAGCGCACTCAATTTTAAATCAAGCATATCCTAAGTTAAAAGAATTAGGTGCAAGAAATTTAAAAGAAGGTATTGATAGTGCAGTACAAAAAGTTATAAAATACTTAGAAAAAAAATCTACAAAAGTTACAGGTGCTATGATTGATCAAGTAGCTAGTATATCTACTAATAACGATATAAAACTTGGTACAACTATTGCAAATGCTTTTAGATCAGTTGATGAAACTGGTGTAGTTATGATGGAAACAACTGAGCTGTCTGAAACAACATCAGAATTAATCGATGGATTACAATACGAAAAAGGATTAACAAATTCGCATTTTATTACTGAACAAGATTCTAAAGTTGCTACATTAACTAATCCATATGTATTGTTAATTGAATCTCCTGTAGAAAATATACGTAAAATACAATCTGTATTAGAATATATTATAAAGAAAAGTAAACCTTTACTTATTATAGCTGACTTAGACCCTAAAGTTATAGCTACATTAGCAATGAATAAAATTAAAGGTAATGTAAAAGTTAATGTAATTAATGCACCTACGTATGGCATAGCTAAAAAAGATATGCTAAACGACTTGTCTTTATTAACTGGTGCTACTATTATAAATGAAGATTTAGGTGATGATATGGATTTAATTCAGCCTGAACATTTAGGTAAATGTTTAAAATCTGTAACTAATGATACTGAAACAATTATAAAAGTTGAAAGTATTACAGAAGAAGTTGGAAAAGTAATTAAAAAAATTAAAAAAGATTTAGCGGGTAAAAATGCTGCTGCTGAAACTATAAGACTAGAAAAAAGATTAGCTAGACTATCAGCCAAAATTGCTACAGTTAAAGTTGGAGCAGACTCTGATATTGAATTAAAAGAAAAAGCAGATAGAGTAGAAGATGCTATTTGTGCTACTAAAGCTGCTATAAAAGAAGGCATTGTTCCAGGTGGTGGCGTTGCATTATTAAATGCAGCTAAGTATGTTAAAGCAAAAAATGATGCAGAACAAATATTACTAGACGCAATAGAACAGCCTTTTAATACCATATTAGAAAATGCTAATTTAAATATAATATGGAACGATAAACCAGGTTGGGGAACAAACGTTATTACTGGTAAATCTTGTAATATGATAAAATCTGGTATTATAGATCCATTACTGGTAACTAAAACAGCATTAAAAAATGCAGCTTCAGTTGCGACTACAATATTATCTACTGATTGTATAATTAATAATTTACGTATTAATGAAGGCAATAGGTAGAAACTTAATAATTAAAAAAGAAAAACAAGGTACTTCAGAAACTAAAGGAGGTTTATTATTAACTGAAAATCAAAGAGAAGATTTAAGATATAATAAAGCTAAAGTAATATCGGTAGGATCAGAAGTAATTGGAGTTAAAGAAAACGATAATATTTATTATGACAAGCATGCAGGACATGGGGTTGAAATAAATAAAGAAGTTTTTCAAGTAATTAAGCTCCAAGACGTTGTTATTGTTTTATGAAAAGATTAGAAGCAAGAGATTTAAAAAATCTTAACTTGCTTAAGCATTATAGAATTATAAGAAAGTGGGCGGCAAAAAATAATGGTATGACCGATGCCGATTTAGAACTTTTAATATATTTAGATTGTGTTGATCTATTTACAAAAATAGATTTTAAAATGGGTGCTTACTCATACAGTTGGAATAATAGAAGATGGAATACACTATTGAAGGAAGGTTGGATAACTGTATGGCGCAAAAGAAATCATACAACTCAAAAGTATAATATATATAAAACTTCTTTTAAATGTAAACAACTTATAAATAGAATTTATAAAATAATGCTTGGCGAAGAGGATATTCCAATAAGTAAACGCAGAAATGTAATAATGAAAGAAGAAACTTATACAAGTAAAGTTTTAAAAGTTTCGATAAATAATATTAATAAAGATAAGTATAGATAATTATGGACAAAAGTAAAGCAATAATTTCAAACCCTCAGCTTCAAGGACAAGTAGGAGAATCTCATGTATGGGACGGCCCATTAGATACTAGCAGCTTTCCTATGGAAGGCGGATCAAGCTCAGGTATTACAGGAATGCAACTTAAAAAAGCACCGGTATTTTATAAAGCAGGCGCTATAACACAAATTGCAAAAGCAGCACGCGGAGAGTAATAATGAACGTAGCAGATTTTAAGTTACTAGCTATCAACGGGTCAGTTGGTGTAGTAACTATGATGGAAATAGAGGTATGGCTTAAAATAATACTTTTAGTTGTAACTATAGGATATACTTTAGCTAAATGGTTTAAACTTATAAAATAATGGCATACATACAACACTCATCCCCCTTTTTAAAGAAAGGAGATGCACCTTCGCGAAAAAAATCTAAAGGTTATTATAATAAGGCTAATAAAACCGGTACAGGCGCGGCGGCAGGCGGGGGTATGTCAGAAAAAGGTGTTAAAAAATATAGAAAAGATAATCCAGGATCAAAGCTAAAAACAGCTGTAACTACGCCACCTTCTAAATTAAAAAAAGGTAGTAAAGCTTGGAAACGCCGCAAATCTTTTTGCGCACGGTCTAAAGGCTGGAAAAGCGAAAGAGGTAGAGCAGCAAGAAGAAGATGGAATTGCTAATAATTAAACAAAAACAAAAACAACAACAAACCAAAACACAAAAATTATGAACAAAGCAGAAAAGTATGACATGAAACAAGCATATAACAAAAATCTTAGAAAATCTGCAGAATTTAATTATCTTAAAAACGCTATGCACGATAAAAAAGGTGTGTCTATGAAAGATAAAGGAATGATGATGAAAGATAAAGGAATGTCTATGGGTCATGAAGGAATGTCTATGGGTCATGAAGGACCCTCTATGATGGGTCAAGTTAAAAAAGGCTCAATGGCTATGGGACGAGCTGGGCATGTAGGAAGTTATACCGGTAATAATATGAAACTTACTGCTGCAGGAATGATGGGAGAATCTGCAGGCCAAGAAAGAAAAAATCTTTTAACAGATATGCCTATCGATACAAGAGGTACTTCTATGAAATCACCTATGGATATGCAAAAATATGGTGGCAACAAAGGAGATTTAAGAAAATCTGCTAAAAAAGATTATATGTAAAAACAGATAGGACTGTATAAACCTAGCAAAACATAAACATTAACAATAACAAAACAAAACCAAAATGGCAAGATTTATTTCTATTTCTGTTGTTGGAGGCGCAGACGCTTTTGAAGACGGACAACATTTAATTAACACAGACTCAGTAATTACAGTTACTTCTGGTGATGAAGCAGGATCTAATGAAGGTACTAAAACTACTATTCATACTGATTCTCCTGTTCTTAATACTATAGTATTAACTCATGGCACAGAAACTACCCCATCTGTTAGAGATGCTATTAATTCAGCTCTTACTGCTAATCCAGGTGGTGTAAAATCAACAGTTGGACTTCCTAGCGGGATTGCTGTAACTGACTTTGCTGTACTTTAATGAGTAAGTCAAAAGGTCTTGGTGATTCAATTGAAAAATTTACAAAAGTTACCAGGATAAAAAATGTAGTAGATAGAGTCGCAGAGGGTTTAAATATCCCCTGCGGCTGTTCTGCTCGTAAAGATAAATTAAATAGAATGTTTCCTTATAAATAATGGCTTTTAAACTTGGCCCAGCGCCTTATAATTTAGATAATACACCTATATATACGGTAGATTTGGGTAATGATATATTAGGAAAAGCTAACAATAATGGAACTATATTATTAAATAAAAATTTACATCCTTCAAGTATTCAAAAAGTAATTAACCATGAAATGATTCATATTGATCAATTTAAAAGAGGAGACTTAGATTATGATGAAAATAATGTTTATTGGAAAGGAGTAACGTATTCAAGGAGTAAAATGAAGGAAGGCGCAAAAAATTTGCCTTGGGAAAAAGAAGCTTATACTAAAGCTTAAGTTATGTTTAAATTATTATTAGGCCTACTAAAAGGTGGCGATGGCAGAAAGTCAGTAGCTGGTAATTTAGCGTGGGAAATAAGAGAAGCAATTAAGGGTAAAGAATTAGACCCTAATGAAATAATAGAATTGCAAACTAAAATAAATGAAATTGAAGCTGGTCATAGAACAGTATTTGTTGCGGGATGGCGTCCATTTATAGGATGGGTTTGTGGAGTAGCATTAGCTTATAATTTTGTAATAAGAGATTTATTTATTTGGGTAACAAAAACAACCGACGCTCCTCCGGCATTACAAATGGAGCATTTAATGACAGTTTTATTAGGAATGCTTGGTCTTGGTGGATTGAGAACCTTTGAAAAAGTAAAAAATAAAGTAAAATAATTTAATTAAATTTAATCAAATGAGTACAAAAGAAAAAAAAGTAACCAAAGAACAACTAGCTAAAATTAAAGAACAACAAGTAACAATGAACAATAAATTAAGAGACATTGGGCTTGTTGAAAACCAAAAGCATGTATTGCTACACGAATATGCAGGGCTTGAGCAAGATATGGAAGCCTATAAAAAAGAATTAGAAAAAGAATACGGCGCTATTAGCATTGATCTTGAAACGGGTGTTTACAAAGAAATAGAAAACGCCGAAGAAAAAGAAAAGTAAAATGGATAGTGTTATAAGAAAAATCAGCATCGGTTCTGATTATAAAAATGATGCTATGCATTACTCTGTAAGTCAAGAAGTATACGGAGGACACAAAATAGCTTATATCATATTCGACGATACTGATAGTTCTTATAATATTTTTATAAAAAAGAACAACGAGGTGTTACCATGGAAAAAATTTAATTCTAACATGGCTATATCAGTTGAATATAATTTAGAATATGAATAGCGTTTACGATTTTATTGTTGAACCTATTGGAGAAAGATACAACAACACGACTAAAGTAAACGATAAAGAGCTAATTTTAAATTGTAATATAGAATCTTTTAAGTTTATAAATAGGCTTGCAAAAGTAATAGCCGTCCCTAAAGCATATAATACGCCTATTAAAAAAAATGATGAAATTATAATTCATCATAACGTATTCAGAAGATATTACGATATAAGAGGCAAAGAAAAAAACAGTAGCAAATATTTTAAAGACAATCTTTATTTTTGCCAGCCTGATCAAGTATATCTTTATAAAAAAAATAATAAATGGCAATCATTTATGGATAGATGCTTTGTCAAGCCTTTATTAAATAATGACGATACAAGCTTAGAAAAAGAGCAAAAGCACATTGGTATACTTAAATATGGCAATAGCTCATTAAAAGCGCTTGAAATCAACCCAGGTGACGTTGTAGGATTTACTCCTAATAGCGAATGGGAATTTATAATAGATAATGAAAGATTGTATTGTATGAAATCTAATGATATTGTTATTAAATATGAATGTAAAAAAGACCAAACTGAATATAATCCAAGCTGGGCAAAAAGCAGTTGAAGAGTTAATTAAAGTAGCTAAAGAAGCTATTGTAGATTCAGAAGATGACATATCAGCAGATAGATTAAAAAATGCAGCAGCTACAAAAAAATTAGCAATATTTGATGCGTTTGAAATACTTACAAGAATAGAAACCGAAAAAAAATTATTAGAAGATAAATCTGCTAATCAAAAAACTTTTGGAGGTTTTGCTGAAACAAGATCAAAATAATGTATAAGCAAACATTATATTCAGTTATACCTGATTATGTAAAGCCTAATATATTAAAGAAAAAAAATAAACAAAAAAGCTGGGAATACGGTTACAACGAAGATCACGACTTAATAATTATAAGTAAAACAGGTGAGCTTGGAGAAGTATATAATATTCAAGGCTTAAAAATAGGTCTACCATTAATACATAAATGCTTTAAAAGATCAAATAAAAAAGCTGAACAATATTGGCAAAAATTTGATTATCCTAAAGAATTAAAAAAAATTAAAAGTGTTTTTGACTGGAATACTTATCCAGATAATTTTAAAGAACAGTGGTACGATTATATAGAAAATGAATTTAAATATAGAGAAGAGGGGTTTGCGTTTTATAATAACGGCAATAAAACTTACATTACTGGTACTCATTACATGTACTTGCAATGGACTAAAATTGACGTTGGGGCCGCTGAATTTAGAGAATCCAATAGGCTATTCTACATTTTTTGGGAAGCCTGTAAAGCAGATAGTAGATGTTACGGAATATGCTATCTCAAAAACAGACGGTCTGGATTTAGCTTCATGGCATCAAATGAAACTGTTAACCAAGCTACAATATCAAGCGACGCAAGATTTGGAATTTTATCAAAAACTGGGGCTGATGCCAAAAAAATGTTTACCGATAAAGTTGTTCCCATATCAACCAATTACCCTTTCTTCTTCAAGCCCGTTCAAGACGGTATGGATCGCCCCAAGACAGAGCTTGCTTACCGAGTGCCCGCCTCTAAATTAACTCGGCGCAAGATAGAAGTAGGTGAACAATTAGCGGATATTGATGGGCTTGACACTACAATCGACTGGAAAAATACAGGCGATAATTCATATGATGGAGAAAAATTAAAGCTTTTAGTACACGATGAATCCGGTAAATGGGAAAGACCAGATAATATAATTAATAACTGGAGAGTCACTAAAACAACATTAAGACTAGGAAGTAGAGTAGTTGGTAAATGTATGATGGGTTCTACATCAAATGCTTTAGACAAAGGAGGTGAAAACTTTAAAAAATTATATGAAGGATCAGACATTACAAAACGAAATCGCAATGGGCAGACTAGCTCAGGATTATATTCTTTGTTCATACCTATGGAATGGAATTACGAAGGATTCATTGATATGTTTGGATTACCTGTGTTCGACACTCCAGAAAAACCAGTAAAAAGTATTGACGGAAGTTGGATAGAAACAGGTGTTATTGATTATTGGATTAATGAAGTTGATGGATTAAAAAAAGATCAAGACGCTTTAAATGAATTTTACAGACAGTTCCCGCGTACTACGCAGCATGCTTTTAGAGATGAAACAAAACAATCTTTATTTAATCTAACTAAGATATACGAACAAATAGATTATATTGAAGAAACAAAATACACTGGTCTTATAACACAAGGTAATTTTCAATGGCAAGGTGGCGTAAAAGATTCATTAGTTGAATTTCAACCTAATAGCAACGGAAGATTTTTTATTTCGTGGGTACCCTCTCGAAGTATGCAAAATAGATCTATATCTAAAGGCAATATGAGATACCCTGCTAATGAGCATTGCGGAGCTTTTGGATGTGACAGTTACGATATATCAGGAACAGTAGACGGAAGAGGATCTAAAGGGTCGTTACATGGGCTTACAAAATTTACTATGGAAGATATTCCGCCTAATCATTTTTTTTTAGAATATATATCAAGACCCGATAATGCTGAAATATTTTTTGAAGATGTATTAATGGCATTAGTATTTTACGGAATGCCTTTATTAGCAGAAAATAATAAACCACGATTATTATACTATTTAAAAAGAAGAGGTTATAGAGGTTATTCTATGAATCGCCCCGATAAAATTTATAATAAATTATCAATTACAGAAAGAGAAATAGGTGGCGTGCCTAACTCAAGTGAAGATATGAAACAAGCCCATGCAGCTGCTATAGAATCATATATTGATGCTCATGTAGGATTTAATGGCGAAACGTATGGTGATTTATATTTTACGCGTACATTAAATGACTGGTCTAAATTTAATCTTAATAACAGAACAAAGCATGACGCGTCTATAAGTTCTGGCTTAGCTATAATGGCTTGTAATAAAAATAAATATGCTCCGGTAGCTAAGAGAACATTTCAGCCGGTAAATTTAGGAATAAGAAGATATAATAATGATGGAGTTACATCAAAAATAATTTAAATACATGATTAACACTAACTATAACAGTTCATTCCCAGATCAGGTAGTACCTGATTCAGTAAAGAATAGTTATGACTATGGTATACAAGTAGGGCGGGCTATAGAAAACGAATGGTTTAGGCAAGACATTGGGGGCGACAGGTATTTACAAAATTTTCAAAACTATCATAGGTTAAGATTGTATGCTAGAGGTGAACAACCTGTACAAAAATATAAAGACGAATTATCTATTAATGGTGATTTGTCTTATTTAAATTTAGATTGGAAAATTGTACCTGTTATACCTAAATTTGTAGATATTGTGGTAAACGGTATGACTGACAAAGGTTATGAAATAAAATCTTTTGCTACTGATCCATTTGCACTTAAAGAAAGAACTGATTTTGCTTTTAATGCAATGCGCGATATAATTAATAAAGAATATATTGAGCAAATGAATGCGGCTACAGGACAAAATTTTTATGCTTCAGCACAACCCGATAAACTTCCTGCATCAAGAGATGAATTAGATCTTTATTTACAATTAAATTATAAGCAAAGTGTTGAAATTGCTGAAGAAGAAATTATTAAAAATGTTTTTTCTTTTAATAAATACGATGAAATACAACGTAGAATTGCATATGATTTAGCTGTTTTAGGTATTGGAATATCTAAAACTAATTTTAATTTATCTGAAGGAATTACAGTAGATTATGTAGATCCGGCAAATGTAGTTTATTCTTATACAGAAGATCCAAACTTTGAAGATATTTATTACGTAGGAGAGGTGAAAAATTTAAGTTTATCTGAAGTAAAAAGATTATACCCTCAGCTTACTGATGAAGATCTGGAAGAAATACAAAAATACAAAGGACCTAGTAATTATAGTAATTATACTCGTAATTATAAAGGTCGTGATGACAATAATTTAATATCTGTATTATTTTTTGAATATAAAACTTATACAAATCAAGTATTTAAATTAAAAAATACTGATCAGGGATTAGAAAAAATATTAGAAAAAGATGATACTTTTAATCCACCTGAAAATGATAATTTTAGTAAAGTTTCAAGAAGCATAGAAGTATTATATACAGGAGCTAAAGTTCTTGGTTTAAATAAACTTCTTAACTGGAGTTTGGCAGAAAATATGACGCGACCTGCTTCGGATGTTACTAAAGTAAACATGAATTATTCTATTTGTGCACCCAGAATGTATAAGGGAAAAGTTGATTCTCTTGTGAGCAGAATTACAAGCTTTGCGGATATGATTCAGCTCACACACTTGAAACTACAACAAGTATTATCTAGAGTAGTGCCTGATGGAGTTTATTTAGATATGGATGGACTTGCAGAGGTTGATTTAGGAAATGGTACTAATTACAATCCTGCTGAAGCATTAAATATGTATTTTCAAACTGGTAGTATTGTTGGAAGGTCATTAACACAAGATGGAGATTTAAATAGAGGCAAAGTGCCTATTCAAGAATTACAATCTTCAAGCGGAATGGCAAAAATACAGTCTTTAATATCTACTTATCAATATTATTTACAAATGATAAGAGACGTTACAGGGTTAAATGAGGCAGTTGATGGAAGTACTCCAGATAAAAATGCACTAGTTGGTTTGCAAAAAATGGCTGCTGCAAATTCAAACGTAGCTACACGGCATGTTTTAAAAGCTTTAATGTATATTACAATTAAAACAGCCGAAAATATAAGCTTAAGAGCTAATGATGCTTTACAATTTCCATTAACAAAAGATGCATTACTTAATAGTATAAATACTTTTAATGTTAATACTCTTGAAGAAATGGAAAAAGTAGCAATGCATGATTTTGGTATATTTTTAGAATTAGAACCTGATGAAGAAGAAAAAGCTAAGCTAGAACAAAACATTCAAGTTGCATTGCAATCAGGCGGTATTGATTTAGATGATGCTATCGATGTGCGTCAAATATCAAATTTAAAATTAGCTAATCAATTATTAAAATTAAAAAGAAAAGAAAAAGCAGCAAGAGATCAGCAGGCTAATCAAGCAAATATACAAGCTCAAGCTCAAGCGAATGCTCAAGCCTCGGAAGCAGCGGCTTTAGCTGAAGTTCAAAAACAACAAGCCCTAGCGGAAACAAAAGTACAAATTGAAAAAGCTAAATCTGATTTTGAAATAGCAAGAATGGAACAAGAAGCATTAATTAAGAAACAATTAATGGCTGAAGAATTTAATTACAATATGCAACTTGCTGAAATACAAGCATCTGCCACTACTAAAAAAGAACAAGAAATAGAAGATAGAAAAGATAAACGTGTGCGAATACAAGGTACACAACAATCTGAATTAATTGACCAAAGAAAAAATGATTTATTGCCTAAAAATTTTGAATCCGCTGGCAATGACAATTTAAGCGGATTTGGCTTAGAGCAATTTGAGCCAAGATAAAGTTTATTAACTAATTTTATATTATTATATTATGTCAACAGAAGTAAAACAAGAAGGAGATTTTAAAATTAAAAAAAGAACTCCAAAAAAATTAATTGGTAATGAAGATATTATTAAAGTAGATCTTTCAAAACCACCTGTAGAACCTAAAAAAGAAGAAACAAAAGATGCCGTTCAGGAGCAAAGCGCAGATGAGATTTCTATACGCGACGAATCCAAAACTAGCGAAGGAATTCAAAAGCAAGACAACCAAGAAGCAAATGAAAAATCTTCCGGAGAAGATAATAGCAATGACGAAATAGTTGCTGAGTCGCCTATTGAAGTTATTGAAGATGAAGAAAATAATTCTGAAGAGACAAGAGTGGCTGGAAGCGATGAAGCTACCGTTGCCACATCGGAACAAAAAGAAATATTACAGGAAACAAAAGCACAAGAGTTACCCGAGGGAATAGATAAACTTATAAAGTTTATGGAAGAAACTGGTGGTAATGTGCAAGACTACGCTAGATTAAATGCGGATTATTCTAATGTAGATAATGATACATTGTTAAGAGAATACTATAAACAAAATAAGCCTCATTTAGATGCTGAAGATGTTAATCTTTTATTAGAAGATTTTACATGGGACGATGAAATTGATGAAGCTAAAGATATACGTAAGAAAAAAATTGCGTATAAAGAAGAAGTTGCAAAAGCCAAAAACTTTTTAGAGCAAACAAAAAGTAAATATTACGAGGAAATTAAATTACGTCCTGGTGTTACTCAAGAGCAACAAAAAGCAATGGACTTTTTCAATCGATATACCGAAGAACAAAAGCGTAATGAAGCTGTTCGAGAAGGATTTATAAATACTACTAAAAATTATTTTTCTAATGATTTCAAAGGTTTTGATTTTAAATTAGGAAATAAAAAAGTAAGATATGGTATTAAAGATCCTAATTCAATAGCAGAAAGCCAAAAAGATCTTACAGACTTTGTCGGGACGTTCCTAGACAAAAACGGTCAAATGAAAGATCCGGCTGGTTATCATAAAGCAATTTACGCTGCACGAAACGCTGATACTATGGCAACACATTTCTACGAGCAAGGCCGTGCCGATGCTATTAAAGAACAAGTTGCTAAAACTAAAAACATTACTACCGAGCCAAGACAAACTGCTCCTGGTGATGTATTTGTTAATGGTTTAAAGGTAAAAGCTATAAGTGGATTAGATTCTTCAAAACTTAAAATTAGAACAAAAAAATTTAACAATTAAAATTTAAAACATGAGTAATGTAGTACCCTCGTTTGGGACAATTAAACCTAGTCAGAAACAACAGGTTCTGTCTACAAATTATCTGCAATTTACAGATAAAGCTGGCGATGACTTTTCAGATTTCGCTGCACAATATCTTCCTGAGATCTACGAACAAGAAGTAGAGCGATATGGAAACCGAACTCTTTCTGGATTCTTACGTATGGTAGGAGCAGAAATGCCTATGACTTCAGACCAAGTAATTTGGTCAGAACAAAATAGATTGCACATTGCATATAACAATGTAACTAAAGCAACTGCAACCACTTTAACCTTTGTACTTAATGCAACTCCTGGCCCTAACTTTGTTGATAATGTAATTTCTAAAAATCAAACTATTGTGGTTATGGATCCTGCAACAGGTACTGAAGTAAAAGCTTTAGTCACTAATAGTGTTGATACTTCTGCTGTACTTGCTACAATTACTGTTGCTACATATACAGGAGCTGATTTAAATGCAACTTTTGGAGCTGGCGCAATTGCTACTCTTAAAATATTTGTATATGGTTCTGAGTATAGAAAAGGAACTGGTGATGCTGATATTAGAAGCGTAACACCTTCTTTTACTCAATTTAGCAATTCTCCAATTATTATTAAAGAAAAATATGTGGTTAACGGATCAGATATGGCTCAAATTGGTTGGGTAGAAGTTGCTACTGAAGATGGAACGTCAGGTTATTTATGGTATTTAAAAGCCGAATCTGAAACTCGATTAAGATTTGAAGATTATCTTGAGATGGCTATGGTTGAAGGCGAAAAAACAGCTGCAGGTTCTGGAGTTGCTGGATTAGCCGACAAAATTAATGGAACTGAAGGTCTTTTTGCTGCTATCGAAGCTAGAGGCAATGTATTAAATAATTTTAGTGCTGCTGCTGGCTTAGGTGAATTTGACAGTATTCTTAAAAATCTAGATACTCAAGGAGCCATTGAAGAAAATATGCTTTTCTTAAATAGAAAAACTGCTTTAGACTTTGATGATATGCTAGCAAATATTTCTTCTGGTATTGGAGGAGGTACTGCTTTTGGTTTATTTGAAAACTCTGAAGAAATGGCTTTAAATCTTGGTTTTTCAGGATTTAGAAGAGGCTCTTATGACTTTTATAAAACTGACTGGAAATATCTTAATGACGCTTCTACTCGAGGTGGAATGACTGTTTCGGCAATTGATGGAGTTCTTATTCCTGCTGGAACATCAACTGTATACGATCAAATTTTAGGATCTAACATTCGTAGACCTTTCTTACATGTTCGTTACAGAGCTTCGCAAACTGAAGATAGAAGAATGAAATCTTGGATTACTGGCTCTGCTGGAGGTGCGTTTACTTCTGACATTGACTCGATGGATGTTCACTTCTTGTCTGAAAGATGTTTATGTGTACAAGGTGCTAACAATTTTGTATTGTTTACTGCATCATAATTTACCCGGTATTAATTACCTCCGCTTCAATGCGGGGGTAGTTTTTACCTTTTAACTATTTAATTTTATTATATCATGGCAAAAAAAGCTACAAAAGCAGTAAAAGATATTGAGGTTGCGCCTCAAGTAATGAAACCAAAAGAAGCTGCAAAACCTGCAGTAAAAGTTTCAACCCCATCAAAACCAAAGTGGGAAATTAAAGACAGAACATATTTACTTAAAGGATTAAAAACTCCTTTAACCTATACTATTGCTTCTCGTCACACTTCTCGTTATCCATTATTATGGTTTGATAAAGAAAAAAACGAACAAAGAGAATTAAGATATGCTACTAATCAAAATTCACCTTTAGTTGATGAACAATCAGGTGAAGCTACATTAGGCCATATTGTATTTAGAAATGGTACTTTAACTGTAACTAAAGAAAAACAAAATTTACAAAAATTACTTTCTCTTTATCATCCTATGAAAAATTTTAAATATACTGAGTTCAACCCAGTTGAAGAAGCAGTGGATGATTTAGAATCTATTGAATATGTTATTGAAGCTTTAAATATAGCACGCGATATGGACATAGATCAAGCTGAAGCTATTTTAAGAGTCGAAGTTGGCTCTAAAGTTTCTGATATGAGCTCTAAAGAAATTAAAAGAGATCTTTTAATATTTGCAAAAGAAAATGCTGAATTATTTTTAGAGTTAGCTAATGATGAAAATGTGCAGCTTAGAAATGTTGCAATTAATGCTACAGAGCTAGGTTTACTTGAATTATCGCAAGATCAAAGAACGTTTTCTTGGAATAAAACGGGTAGAAAAATAATGAATGTTCCTTTTGATGAAAATCCATATTCTGCAATGGCAGCATTCTTTAAAACTGATGAAGGTATAGAAATATATAAATCTATAGAGAAAAAACTTTCATAACGTGTAATATTTATAATGTGTAGGGCCGTCTTTTGGCGGCCTTACTGTTATATAACAAAAAATAAAAATGGCAATAAACGTAAATACTGTATATCAAACAGTGTTGTCTATTTTAAATAAAGAACAAAGGGGGTATATGACTCCTGATGAATTTAACAAAGTAGGAACACAAGTTCAACTTGAAATATTTGAAAAATATTTTGAAGATTTAAATCAACAAGCTAGAGTTCCTCAAAGCGATTTAAACTACGCTAATAGATTAGAAAATATAGATGAAAAAATTGCTATATTTAAAACGTTTGGAAACGCTGTATATAATAATACATCTGTAACGCCTGATAATTATTTTACTTTACCTAATATAGATTCTTATGGCCAAACAGTAAATTTGTATAGAATAGGTGAAGTAACTTATAAGAATGAAGTTTTAATACAAAGACTTCAAAGAAACGATTTTTATACTTCTGAAAAATCTAAATTAACAAAAGCAACTGAAACTTTTCCTACATATTTATATGAAAACAATTATTTGTTTGTAAGGCCTAAAACTATTCAAAATAATGTACAGGTAGAATACGTAAGAAAACCTTTAGATGTTATTTGGGGATTTAATGTTGGTACTTTAGGACAATATAATTGGAACGAAAGTGAGTACAATGTTGCTACAAATGTTAATGGATCTATTAATTTTGAACTTCATGAAAGTGAGCAAACAGAAGTTATTTTAAGAATACTTCAATACGCTGGAATTATTATAAGAGATCCTCAAATAGTGCAAGCCGCGGCGCAACAAGTTCAAATGGATGAAATAAATAAAAAAAGTTAATAAGCTATGGCAAAACCTAATGGCGGTTTAGTACAAGAAACTAACGCCCAATATTACGCTGGATCACAAACATTTTTAGCAGATGGAACAAATAATACATTTACTACTACATTTAATACTGATTTAGTATTTGGAAATTATGATCCCAATAATAAAGATTATGCTAATAATAATTTTAAATTATATACTAGCACTACTGGCATAGCAGACTCTTATACAGAATATGTGCAGCCTTATACTGTTGACAATAATACTATTACTATAACAGCAACTCCAGCTAATAATTTAGTTATAGTTGTTCAATTAAAAACATTAACTGGAGGTAATTATGGAGATCAAAATGCATATGGTAATGTTGTAGAAGAAAATTATGGAAGTTATGCGTATATTAAAGTTTCTGAACTAGTAACAAATTTTTTAGTAGGATATGTTGGCAACGGTAAAATTATACAAAGTGTAAAGCGTAACGATATTATATTTCATGTTAAGCGCGCATTACAAGAATTTAGTTATGACACTTTGCCAAGTATAAAATCACAAGAAGCAACAATTCCGCCTAATTTATCTATACCAATTCCTCAAGATTATGTTAACTATGTTAAAATGTCTTGGGTTGATCAACTAGGAGTAAAACATATAATATATCCTACAACACTAACATCAAATCCTGATAGCTTGTTGCCGCAAGATTTTCAAGGCATACCTTTGCAAGATAATTTTAGTGAAGATCTTGATGCAACATCTTTAACAGAAGAACGATGGGCTAAGGCTAATGATAGAATAATTAATGGTAATTTAAATTTATCTGATGTAAATAAAGGAATATATCCTGGAACTTGGTATGGCTTTGGATTTGAAGGATTTTGGGGAGAAAGATATGGATTAAATCCTGAAACATCTCAAAAAAATGGCTGGTTTACAATGAACCACCGCGAAGGAAAAATATCTTTTTCAAGTAATCTTAGAGATGCTTTAATAATTTTTGAATATATATCTGATGGATTAGCTTATGATCAAGATATGAAAGTTCCTAAAATGGCCGAAGAAGCTATATATGCTTATGTTAATCATGCTGTTTTGTCAACTAAGGTTAATACTCCTGAATATATAGTTAATAGATATAAAAGAGAAAAAAGTGCTAAGCTTCGCAACGCAAAAATTAGATTATCTAATATAAAATTAGATGAAATAGTTCAAGTAATGCGTAATAAATCTAAATGGATTAA